CCGACAGTACAAAGTTCTACCGCTAATCCTAATGGTTATCCAATGCCATTTGCAGGTAAAGTAAAAGCCATGACTTGTATATTTACAGGTGATGTTGCTAGTTCTAGTACAAGTAACGTAATTAGAATTAGAAAGAATAACGGCTCAAGTGGTAGTGAAATAAAAGATGTTACATTTACCCCCGCAGAGTTTACAAAACCTGCTTCGGCTAATGGTGGTAATGCTGCAACATTAGTAAAAACAGGTTCAGATGTAGAACTATCATTTAGTGCAGGTGATATAATTATGGTGAAAAGACAAAGTGGTTCAACAGATTTGAATAATGGACAAGTATTATTATGGGTGAGTTATAACTTCTGAGGTGATTAAATGGAATGGGATGAATTAAGAGGGATAAGACAAGGACTATTAAAAGAAATGGATGTTTATCAATTGGTAATTCCGTATAATAATCTAACAGATTCACAAAAAACTGAATTAGAACAGTACAGGCAAGATTTATTATCACTACCCCAAGACTACAATACACCGGAACTGGCGTATGCCAACATACCAACTAAACCTACATGGATGAATTAAGATGGCTTTAGAAATTGACTATAATACAAACTTTGGAATATTATGCAGGGATGCAATATGTGTAATATTTGATACTAGATGCTACAAAGAAATAGATGGTGAAGGAAATAAAATATTTCCTGTTGAATATAATGGAAAAATATACGCAAATGCAGAAGCGTATGCTAATGATGCATCCCCTATTGGTGGGTTCAATGGTAAATTTTTAATGGATACTTCTAGCACTGATGCTCAATATAATGTAATAAAACAATGTTATCTTGATTTAAAAACTAAAGATGGCTTCACAGATGGTATAGATTGCTGAGGTAATATGGTTAAAAAAATAGACGAATTATTTTGGTCTATTTCTAATCACTTTTGGGTTTGGGTAGCATCTAGAAAAAAATAATTTTTTACAAGAGAATAAAAATATTTTTTTAAACTTATAAAATTACTAAAAAAAATTCAAAAAAAAATCCAAGCAGCCGGAGAAACTAACCGTCTAAGTTAGTTTTTTCCGACCACAAGGATTTACATTCTCTGCATTCCCATATTTTTATGGACTTAGCAGAGCCAACATATACACCATGTATTCTTTTAGGTATGGTGTATTCACCACATAAGAAGCATTGCTCACGGAGAGTCATTGCGTTTTTCCTCATCAATTAACTTCTCCATATATTCTTCGATGCTTGATTCAGTATATTTACTGTTACCAAACGCAGCAAAGAACAGAAGAGAAATTACTATAATAAAGAGTATCCATACCATTATTTCAACAGTATCCAAAACTACCACCTCACTTCTAAATCAATTACTTCTTCTTTGTTAAAAGATAAACCTTTAACAATATTTTCTTTTTGTCCATACTTCCATAAATCATAAACTAGTTCACAATCCTTTAAACAATATTCAGCCACTTTAGAATAATCCCCCATTTTCCATACAGCAGGTGCGTCTACACTATTCATTAGTTTTTCTGCTCCTAAAGTGTGCTGTGCTAAATTATCTAAAGAATAATGTTCTTTATAATTTTTAGTTAAGTATTGGCTTGTATCTATGTATGCTTTTTCATCAAAGTAATTTTTAATACAATATATATCCATAGCATCTTTTAATACTCTTAAATCAAAACCTACAATATTGTGTCCTAACAGAGTTCCGCCTTTTTGGAAATGTTCATCCAAATCAAACTTTAACTCTGATAGGGGTTTTACCTGTACATTAGATTTTTTCAAATCATCTACTGCTTTATCAATGTAAATAGTACCCATATCTCCATCCCAAGTACAAACAGTTGACACTTTAAACAGGTGAGTATTTTCCCAACCACCAATCTCATGTGATAGATTTTTAGTTTCTAAATCAATCGCTAGAACAGACATTAATCATCACCTGTTATATCAGACCATAATTCAGACAGTTTACTCTTTGCTGCTTCTTCAGGGTCAGGTGTTTTAGACTCTATGCTTCTTGTAAGCCATGCACAAAGTTTAGTTCCACCAACATTGATAATGGTACTTAACCACCAACCTTCTTTTCCTAAAGTATTGATGGATTCTGTTATAGTTTTAGGGCCATCTGTTACATCGAATATGATGTATTGTGATTCATATTTTCCCATTTCTAATTCACTTACTCCATATCTTTATGCCTTAACGATTCACTTACAACAGTCATTGCAGCATAAACATTGTCATGATGTGTTGCTTTTTTAGCACGATTGATTACACCATCAACAACCTTTCTTTCGCTATGAGACAATAGATAATACAAACCATATTGATAACCTGAATTATCTTTCTCTCTACCTTTAATCAAATCAACGAACTTCTGCAATTCATTGAAAGACTTTTGTAGAAAGTAGTACAATTCTAAATCTGCAAAAGTTAGTTCTTTTATTTCCTTCATTGTTTTCATTTCTTTTCCTCCTTTATTTTAACATATACCTTTTTGTGAATTCTCTTTTCTTCAAAATTTTCTTCTATTTTTCTCCACCACTTATATATTGTGCTTGGCCCTTTTTTTGTTTTTGTTCTTACCTTAGCCAATAGTATTGTTTTATTAACCCAACCGTCATCATTTTTTAGTTCCGCATACGCTTCCTTGAATGCTCCGATATTGGCTCTATCTTGAAGAGTCTCCTTTTCCACCTTTAAGGCTACATCTAACCACGATACCAGACTCTTATAACATTGACGGACTAACGAAGAAGCCTGTAATACGTGGTTAGTGTTCACAACAAACCTTTTAGATTTATCTTTGATACTAGGGGCTTCTGCTATACAACATAGAACTGACATTCTAACTAAATGATTATTCATTCTAGTGATAAAATTACCTGCAATATCAAAAACTTCTGCTCTACTATCAGATACATATGCTTTCATAATTTCATATTCTCTAATTAAAGCATCGTTATAATTTTCTGCATATCTCAAAACCTGTTTTGGGTTTTCATTTACTTCTTTATATCTTTCTTCTAATGTCTCATAAATCTTAACGAATCCATTTGCGTATTTATTTATAGGTGCAATTCTATTTACTTCTACACCTACTTCATTTAATACAGATTTTCTTATTTCATCTTGTACCTCAAAAGGAACTTCCCAAATAAATATTAACATTCTTTGTAGAACACCCTTTTCTGCAATAAGTAAACTCAAACCTTTAGGAATATAAGATGTACAGTAAGGACTTCTTCTACTGTCACAAATAATCGGTTCGTCTCCATCCTTAAGTTTCTTAGAAATGATATAGTTTTCTCCATGAATACTATTCATTAGTTTATTTAAGTATAAGATAACATTCTCTTTGTGTTGTGATTGTTTGAAAACTCCTGAATACTCAAACTCATCATACACAATAAGACCTTCACCCTCGAATGCACCTTTAGTTTGAACAGTTACATCAACTCTACGAGTGTTTCCATCTTCATCTTCTACTACTTCTTTTTCAGTAACATTAGACCCAATTAATGCAGCATCAGTTGTTTCAGTTACATCGAATATAGAGTATTCTGTTCCATACTTATGATTCAGAATCTCAAACACTTTTCTTGCGATTGGGCCATAAAAATTAAACATTTCAGATTTACCTGAACCTGATGTTTGAAGCCACAATACAGGGACTCTAGTATCTTCTCTTCCTTGTCCTCTAACAATTATAACTTTATCTTTTGCTATTTGCCCTAATAAATTAAATGCAGTAAGTGCAGCAGGTATGTCATTATACTTTGACACTTCAGTTGCACTTTTTACATATTCTTGTATAAAGGTGGGTAGTTTTACCCTGTGGCTTTCACTGTTTTCTTCTTGGATAAATCCATATTCTATTTCATTTTCTATATTATCATATTCATTATTCATTATAACACCTGTTTCTCTTCTGAGTTGAGAGCATCTAAAACTCTCTTTGCTAAAGTATTTCCAAAACCATCTAATAAAGATAATTCTTTAACACTTGATTCACCTATTTCCATGATTGACCCAAACTCATCTATTAGCATTTGTGCTTTACTTTCACTAATACCTTTTATTGTCATCAATATATCAATACGCAAATCTGCTGTGCTGATTTTCTTTTGTTTAATTAGTCTAGGTTGATAAACAGACCTATCTATTGGCTTCATTTTACATACAGCACATATGACTTTTGCCGCCATTTTTTCGTTATCTACTAATATTATATTACAATCAGTATCTAATATTATTTTGCCGATAGCACCAAGAAACTTATTATGTAAAAAACTCTCTCTACCATAAGCCCCATCAGTTACTCTCTTTCGATATTCTTTAATAGCACTACTAAGAGTACCATAAATAATTACATTATTATTATCAAACGCTCTATCCATATTATCTATTTGACTCCAAATCCTTTTATTAATTACAGACTGTAAAAAATCAAATGATGATTTGGCTTCAAAACAAACATCTTCAAAAACATAATCTCCTATTTCTAACCATTCTTTTTCAGTATCAATCTTTAATCCTAGTGCTTCTATTTCCACATGTTCTGTTAAAGATGAGTTTTCTCTACTATCTATTATTAGTTTCATTCGTGATACCTCCAACATTTGCCAATGCAATAACCGTCAGGGATTAGTACGTTATAACAACTAGGTGCATTGTACCCTTTATTTACTATACCCCATACATAGTTTTTAGTCTTATTAGCATTCCAATCTAACCATATATCATCTTTTTCTGCTATTTTAGTTAGTTCATCCATAATAATTTTCGCTACTCTTTTTTTATCATCTAAAGAAAGATTCCTATTTCCCATAGTTAGTATGTCTCTATACCATTGAACTAGATATACTCTAGCGTAATGTCCCGGATTTTGAACCATTATAGCATTGTGTAAACAAGGTAATATTGGTAAATTACCAATTGGTCTAACCGCTTCAACTTCTATATCAGACATTTCTATTGGTTTAACATCAGGCCACTTTGTTAGTTTGTGTCCGTATTTACTTTGGATGTATCTAGGCTTTTTTGCTAAATCTGTTATATATGATAATGGATTTGATAAATCTTCTTTTAGAATAGGGATACAGAAATACGGTTCATCATTTTCATCACTACTACTAAGATTCACTGTATTTGGTATTCTTCTCAATCTATTGGTTTGTATTCCGCTATCATCTAAAGACAGTAAGGGATAACCTTCATTGTGTTTGATATTTCTATACCAACTTTGAATTTGTCTAATATCATTAGCAACTTCACCATGAACAATTACATGAAATCCTTTACCACTGAAGTACATTTGAAACAATATTTCTTCACGTAAAAACTTCCTTGCCAATACTTGTAAATCAGCATATGCTACACTAAGAGGAGTTGAACCATGTGCATCTAAATCTAGAAATGCTCTGTCTTTAATTACAGATGACTCTATTTTTTCTTTATCAGTAAAGAAATTAAAATCATAAATAGTATAATAACAGTTCATCTTACCGTTATATTGCTTTATCCAATCAATCATTTCTTCTTTATTCTTCACCAAATGACGCTTCATCTGTCTTGCGTTGCTCAGATGACTTCCCGCCCACACTTCTTTCGGATATTTCATTTTTATTTTCCTCCTTATTTTTATTACTACCAAAGTTCACATTTGCACTTAGTAGTTGTTCTTGTAGTATGCTTGCTACTTCTAGTTGTATTTGTTCTATTACTAGGTTTTGAAAGAAACTTCCAAACGATTGTATATCAGATATGTCTCTTTCCCATACAATAGTTAGTTTTTCCTTAGCATCTAACTGAGAATATATTTCTTCTGAAAAGTCTTTTACTAACTGATTCATATTAGTTAAATCAGCAAAAGTCCATTCTCTAGAACTTAGTATTTGTTTTACTTTATCTTTCATTTTTACCTCTCCTAATACTCCGTCTTAACTGCAAACATAACATTTCTTTTGGCTTGACCATAAACAACATCCATACCAAAACCCATTTCATGCATCACTTGCATTACTTTTACTAACCTATCCTCAATAAAAGGTGGTGGGTCGCATGGGTCTCCGCTAATATCATATTGAATTACTACTGTAAAATATTCTTTTGACGAACTTCTGCAATCTGTATCACTCATTATTCTTCCTCCATTTTTTTAATCATTTTTTTCTTAAGCAAATCTCCTTGACGTGCATATCCTAACATTGAACCTCTACGAAGTAATGTTAACATTACATGCCATTCCCATTCAGTTAATATATCGGACTGTTTACCAGTCCTATACAAATTAGACATATGTAAAAAATGCATCATTCCTTCTGTTATTGTACCTGTAATTATATGACCTACTGCTTCTGCATTACCACAATGGCAACAGACCATAGTAGTATCGTCAAATCTTGATATGGCCTCTCTTGCTTGATAATTTGCATCATCTCTCAAAGGGATACCACATATAGGGCAGTTATCTTTTTTAGCATTTTGATTTTTAGGTGGATATTTTAAATCTCTTTTTACCATTTAATCACCTTTTTCTTTAGGATAATATATACTACCCTGATTATAAAACATATCTATTATTTTCATTTTTTATTCCTCTCTTTATATTCTTTCTTTCTTCTAAAATATTCTTTCCATTTCATATTAAGCCCATCCATCATTAGTTGCTGCGGGACACATACCATAAAAACTACAATTTACACAAGTCTTAGCATAAAACTTAGCCTCAAAATGTTTCGTTTCATATGAATGTAATAGTTTTGCTATACCTTTCATAACTGCTTTTTTACTAGACTTCTTTACTTCTTCAACATAAGTATAATTTGATGCAGGGTAATACCAACCCCAATGAGTCATATTAATATCAGGGTCTATGTTATGTTTTAGCAAAGTTTCTCTAGAACAATTCTCAAATAATATTTGATAAAACGCCATTTCTTTTCTCATCATGGTCTTTTTCCAGTCCTTCCAATTACCTGTTTTTAATTCCATAGGAATATAACCTCCATCTTCTACATACATTCTATCAATGATACCCTGTAAATGTACAACATAATCATGTCCTAGAGTAAATTGGTCTCCCATTATATCTCTTGGTATTACAATTTCTGCATCTAACATTATTTCATTAACAACAGGTAAAAACTCTTCAACCTTATCTTCTATTTTAGAATCCATAAATCTGTTAGCATCATCAATAGCCATTGTCTGATACATATCGCTGTAATCATCAATAGGATATACACTCAAAAAATAACTAGCAAGTTCATCACCTGATAATGTTTCAGCCTTTTTGATATCTACATCCTTGAACCAATCTTCTCTAGCATTGTGTATTATACTACCTTTACGCATAACATCTGTTTGGTCTATTGGTAATCTCATTGGATATTGATACTCATATCTTTGAGGACACCATTGGAAAGAACCTAAAGAAGATTTAGAAATCTTCAATATTGGTTCTGTTCTATCATCACTATCTTCATATGTATCAGCATTCCATTGGTATGTGTATTCATTCGACATTAGATTCACTCTCCTCTTTTTACTTTATTAGGATGGATAGCCTTTCTCAAAGAGTAATAGACAAGAAAGTTATCTTCTGTATCTTTAACATCTTTATGTCCGTTAAACCATGTTGATTCTTCATCGAAATCTCCTAAGTGTCCTTGGTTCATGTATGTATCTCGAAAGAACCTAGCGAGTTCTTTGTCATCTTCCCAATATAAACAAAACCTAATACAACCCTCATATCCACCCCAATAGTATTCATTCATGTATTGACAAATATCAATCATACTGCTTGGTTTTACACGTTTATGTATTACTGCATCTACTATTTGGCTATGGTTTAGATAACCCATCATATATACTACTTCATCTTTATTCATTTTCATTTTTTATATCTCCTTTATTTTTACCACCATTCATCTAGTGTTCTTTGATTCACATCTTTAGTTATTTCAGATGTCTCCCACTCCATTGCATCAAATATGGGAGTTGCTTTTCTTACAACTGATTCGGCATAATGTTCCCAATCAGGTGTAATATTCTTAAAATCCTCTTCTGTTAATCCCGCCATATAATTAGGAACAAATGAGTTTCCTGTTAATGGATGATTAATAGTATCAGGATAATTTTTCATTTTTACAAACAAGTAAGTATCATCTATCGGTGTACTATTAGTTTTATTATACATCAATACTCCTAATATTCCTGAGCCAACAGTGGGTCTTTTACCTGCTGATTTCCAACCTTTACCGCTTTTCATAGCAGTGGTTAATGCTGATTTATTTGTATCAGGTAAAGTACATTTACATTTAACATCCTCTAAATGATATGATTTTTTACAAACTGTACAATATACATGAAATCTTTCTTCTTTATATCTAGTGCGTTTTAATATTTTACTTAGTTTAATATTACCTTGTAACGTATCTTGATAAATACTAGTTAAGTAATTTAATATCTCTTCTTTAGATTTATTCATAACCCACATATTCAGAACCTTTATTTGTACATCCTTTGCTAAGGCTGTTTCTGATATTCTTTTGGCTGTAAAGCCTGTCATAACAAACTCTTTTTCATCCAAGAAATATCCGTCTTTCCAAGAAATCATACCTGCATTTCTGTTTTTAGTTGCACCAACTCCTAGAGTCTCAAAATACTTTTCAAACTCTAGAGTTACTGGGTGTTCTTCTAAACCTAGAATATTAGGAAAATGTTCTCTAACTGAATTATTCAGTGACTTACAAACCTCTTCTGCTTTTTCTATACTATCACATGTTACATAGATAGAATCGGTATGGCCATAAACTACTTTCATTTTCTCCACCTTCTAATGAATATTGATACCTTACCAACTATGTAAATTATTTTTATTATTATTTTACCTTTCATTTATTCACCTCTTTATTGGATTTCTTCTTGGAAAATATTTCCAGTAACATTTCATACAACTTCTCCAATTTGTTGTAGTTATATTAGCAGGTTTCTTCCTACAAACACGACATACAAAAGGGGGTTTTAACATTCTATGATTATAACTTTCAAGTTGATTCTTTTCTAGAACCTTACTTTCTTTGCAGTTTTCACACCTACGCCTCCTATCATGTTTCCATGTAACTTTGGATTTACACCATCTACAAATTAATCTATTTCTCATTATATAGCCTCATAACATTTTTCACAGCAAATACCACCTTCTTCTAAAGTGTAGGCATTATTCGTTTTATGAAATTTACACAATTTACATTTGAATATTTTCTCAATAAATATTATTTTACCTATGGTAATTCCCCCACTTTCATAGCAGCAAATCTAATTGCTTCTCTAGCACTAGCAGTAATACTTGCTGCTACATCTACATCAGCCCAACCGAATCCCTGATACCCAATGATACCGTAAAACGAAGCCATTAATCTCTTTACTGCTAATTGATTATTATTCCATTTCATTTTCTCATCTTTATCTGATGCAGATTTCATCTTCCTTTTATATTCATCTCTAAGTTTCTTTAGTTCTAAAACTGATTTAGGTAATATACCTAATTCATCTGTTTTATAATAAAGCATTTTTTCTTCCGTAATTGGAGAGAAATCTCTAGGTGTAGCGATATTAACTGCGAATTCAGTTACATCATTTGATTTAGTTTCCCATGATATATTTCGTGCAACCATCATAGAAGGATATAGTTGTGCATAATCAAATGCTGCTACTCCTTGATGTAATCCATTAGTGCCTTCTTTTAGTGGGTCATATATCATTGCTCCTTGATACTCTATTTTGTTTCCTTCTGTTGAAGAAGGTGCTTTCCACCAAGCATTACGCATGAAATATATTCCACCCATATTACTTGCATAGAAACAAGCATCAAATGGTGCTTTAATTAAACGCTGCAATGACAATACCGCTTCTGACAAATAGTTTGTTTCGTCTAATTCTTTAATTAGTTCTACATCTATTAAGGCATACTGCAAATAGGTATCAGAATCTTCTAACCAACCTCTTCTAAAGAACTCTTGCTTATCAGGAAACTTTTCACTAACTAATTTCTTAGTACCTAAAACTAGATTTGTAACATAATCTAATGATAAGGATGGAAGAGTACCACGTTGAGAATCATTCCATTGTCTTTCAAATGCTACGTCTAAACTTAGAGTAATTCTTCCTTTAATTGGCTGTGCAATAGGGCCAAAAAAATCTTTTGTAAAAGAATAACTATCTTTATTTTGTTTGAATCCATCTATTTCCCACACAGGAGAAAGTAATCTAGCATCAATATTTAATGCTGCACATCTTTCTAATAACTTAGGTAAATCGAATCTGTTACCAAACCAAGATATTAACATATCAGGGTCAGTTTCAGATATACGAGTTATAAAATGAATCAACATTAATTTTTCATCTCTAAACATAAACTCTTCTGTATCTTCTCTTACGGTATTTTCACTTAGGTTTCTTTCCGTAGGAAACCAACTATATCTATAAAACTTCTTTTCAAAATTATCATACATAACTATACAAGTAATCTTACCATCATGTTCTCCACCTTGCATCCATTCCATATCCCAATAACACTTTCTTAAATCATATTCAGGAAATCCTTTTTCACCAAAAGAACGTATCGCTTCACTATTACCTTTGTTAAATACATCAACAGCATATCTATGTGTATATCTCACATCTGCTTCAAAAGTAGTAGTAAACTCATCTTTTACCTTCCTCATCTCTTGAGGGTTTTTACAGTAAACTCTAGTTAAAGGTAAGTTTTGTAGATTTTTATATCCTGAAAATTCTTCATAAGATACAGTTAATACTTTACTATTACCCCATTTATCTCTACTAATAATATTCTCAGGTTTAGAATCACTTGCTAAAATATAGAAATATGGTCTAAAAACAGAGTGGGGAGTGATACAGGATTCCCTTTTTCCTGTATCATCCCGCCATGCTGTGTATATTCCTTCTGTTGTTTCACTAATTATCATTCAATCACCTTGGTTCAAATCTTGGTGCTTTAACTAATATCCTATTAGGGGATGTCACCAATACAGGAAAATCATCTTTAAGGTAAATTGTAGTTATACCTTTCAGAAAATGTGCAAACTCTCCTGTTAATTCTACTATTGCTTCTTCACCAAATACACCTAATGTTTCAGGATAAACAACAACTTTCTCTGAATTTATCTCAGGAGAACTAATCCTGAAATCTTCATTAGAAGTAGTATGTAAAATATATCTTGAAGTATTGGATACATCACAAGTCTTACACGCATCTTGTAATGATTCAGAAGTTAACATAACTGCTGCTTCAAATGGTACGTTTGCTTTACCAAATGTAGGCATATTATCTACACCTTTACCTTCTAAATCAATGTTCCTAACTAAAGATATCATAGAGAAAGATGGATGACTAACTACTGATGAAATTCTAGCAGATTTAGTATCTGTATCTAACGTAATTATCTCTCCGATAGTAACTCTAACAGACCCTTTCATAGGTTTAAGATACTTTTTTAGTTTAGGAATATCAAGGACAGATTCACCCCCAATGTGAACCATGTCCAAGTCTACGTTTATCTTTACAGAACACGCACATATTTCATTTGCGTTGTACAAGGTAATTGAATTATCAGAAACATTTGCTACTATGTAAGCAAAATCCGATATAGTTTCAGTTTTAGTTGTACCTCCACTAGGCCATTTACCTTTCAAAGAAACTGCACTTAAAGCGTCTATAAATTCTTTATTATCTATTACAAATCTCATAATTTACCCTCACGTAGTTCAGGAATACCTGACCATACATTTTCACCATTAGTTACAAAAACAGTCCATTCCTTACCTACAATTGAGGGATTAGTTTTACTTGCTTGTAATTCAGCAATATAATTAGTTGTTGCTCCACTCTTAATTTTATTGATGTGTATCATCTGCGTAAATCTAGCAGGTGTAGATTTATGCCAATCAGGTACAACACCAATAGGTACAGGATTAACTATATTTCCATAAATAGGTTTCATATGTGTAATTAAAAACCTATCTGCATCAATAGAAATAAAAGCGTCTAAAAGACGATTGTAAACTCTATTTCTGATTTTCCAATCTAAAGGTTTAACTGCAACAGAATCAGTATCATGTATAATCAAACCTTCTCTCTTAGATGACCTAACCAAATGTTCTCTTAATACATCTCCTGAACCCTCATATGCTTTATCTACTCCATCAAATATAATTGCTTTAACATTTGATGTTTCAATTTCTTCTTTCACATATGTTATGAAAGAATGTGCATTCTGAAATGTTTCATTCCAGTTAACAGTTCCATCACCTTTCATTTCAATTGGGTTAAAGATTATTATATTCTCATCTCTATCCCAACCCGAATCCCAAGTAGGTTCAGCCCCATCATCAAAATCTAGAACAAATACTTTGTATCCTTCTTCAATTTCTTTAGGGGTTCTGCAATCCATTGCTGTACCTGTTTTTCCGACTTTAGGGTCTCCTGTTATAGAACACAACAAAAAGGATTTCTCCCTTTCATTTCTTGCCTTTATCTGTTTCTTAATCCTCGCCTTTGCTTCTGCAAAAGTGTCTTTCTTTTCTTCTTCATTTGTATCCGTTTTCCAACTCATTCTTATCACCATTATTAAATTCAGGGTACACATCATTACCCTTAGCCATTGCCCATTCACCCATTATAGAGTTTAATTGTAAGTAATCAACTTTAATTCTTATTTCTTTACCGGAAGGTAAATGCATCTTTAACCAGTATTCACCAGTCTCTTCATTCAACCTAACCGTTAGAAATTCTACTGTCTCTAAATGTACAGCAAAACTATGACCGTGTATTATTTGGCCTGATATTTGATATACCATGTATATCACTCAGAACCAATCTGTATCATCTTCGAGGGGCATTTCTACTTCTATTACTTTTCCTCTCTTTGATGTTACAAATAAACCACTAACATTAATTGTAGTGCCATCTAAAGAACCATCATCATTTGTTCTTTGTGATGTTCTACCTACTACAATAATATCTGAACCAACACCAAAGTCAATCTCAATATTACTTGGTATCCAACATGTAGTTCCAACATAGCCATCACCATCATATTCAAAATCAGCATTTAAATCTGAAATAGATACAATTCTGTTACCATTGGCTGTTGGTGTTAAAATCATACTTGCTACGTTACCATCAGTAATAACAAATCTTTCTAAGTATGGTTTTGATAGATTCATTTCATGTGCTCTATCTAAATCATTAAGTGGGACATAATGTTCTGTACCACCTAATTCCATCATATTATCAGGAATAGATACATTACTCATGTCTCTCTTTGAATCAGCATCATCAGGTAGTGATTCATTAGAAACTAGTGAAGCAAGTGTTCTTGTTGTAACACCATGAATCTTTGAACCATCCATACTGTTGATAATACAATTGAATGAAACCCAATCGAATG